GTGATCTGCTCCCTACGATCAATCGTGAGACCTCCAAGAGCTGAGCGGATCTTCTCCGCATTGATCGCCGCGGAAAACTGTCCAGCATCCTCGGCACCAACCGAGAGTTTATGCAGCCTCTCAAGTTGCCCAATGGTATTGACCCCGTAACGACGCTCACGTTCCTCTCGAAGCTCAGTAATGTACTCCAAGACATGAGGGTAGTCTCTCCCATTCAAAAGTTTGGACGCGGTGTTATATGCCACATCGTGCGAGTAGCCAGCCTTACGCGCGCATTCCGCATTGGAATAGATGCCTTCGACTATCTTCGACGCAAAAGTCATCTGTCTATTAGTGAGCTTGCGCCCGTGCTCTTCTTCGATCTTCTTCTTAATCGACGGCATGAATGCTCTCCATGTTTTCAACAACAATACAACAAGTAAGCGCATAAGAGCAAGAGGCGCCCGTTTACACCCGTTTACACTTTTTTACCCTAAAATCGAGGCCACCTCAAGCAGGCAACAACATGGTTGTTGAAATGTCCCTCCCAAAGTGTAAACAAAACGGCTGTTTTGTAAACGGGTGTAAACGGAGCCAGCCACCTATAGTGTGTTTGTTTACACTGTTTACAATATTTACACGCTTTTCAAAAACTGTTGGGCTTTTTATTAAAAATCTACTGAGAATGTGTATACAGCGTAAAAATAATTCTTGACTACCTCGCCGGTGTTGATAGTCTACAAGTATTCAACAACTACATAACCAAGGAGCAAGGACCATGAAGAAAGCAAAAACCCCCTACATCGCCCCGAAGATTAGCATCTCGCTCGATGAAGACACTATTCGACTAACTTACGTGACATCAAGGCTGAGGGATATCCTTGGTATTGATGGAGACACCTATGGAATGGAAACTGCTTTACGGGATTTCCACCGAGAGTGTTTGATCAACTTAGGAACATGCGCCCTGAACCGCCACCTCGTAGAAGAGAATGGGGAGGGCGAGTAGATGCCCAACCATTGCTATCAAACAGTTTCGATCTACGGCCCTCGGGCCATGGTGACAGAGTTATATTTTAATCTGGACAGCGATGGAGTGGATCCGAGGTTCTGTGACACGGTTATACCCATGCCCTTGGACCAAGCTGGAAACAGCTACGAGTGGCGCAACGAGAACTGGGGCACAAAGTGGGACGTTGCTGAAGTCAGCATTACCTTTGCCCTTCAGCATTCGGACATGGATCCTCCTGCTCCTGTGGCTGGGATGTCGTGGTTCAAGTTTAAGTGTTGGACGGCATACGCTCCACCTCGTCCTGTGTGGGATAAGTTATATGCGATGGGCATTGAGGTCTGGGCTAAATACGAGGACGAGGGGTTAAACTTTTCGGGCGCGTATATGTTTGGCGAGGACAAATTATGGAGACCAACAGCGTTGGATGATGAGCGTTTGTTACCAGTAGAGGAGACAGCATAATGGGACGTATGAAGGAAGAGTTTATGCGGTTGTCTGAGGAACCGATCATGGACCCATGTCCTGAGTGCGAGGGAGCGGGGACATTTAAAGTAGATGTTGCTCGTCCTCAAAGCTTTGACCGTGACGTTGGTTACTTGGAGACGAGGGTTGAGGACTGCGAGACTTGTGCGGGCTCGGGGGTCATGGAGCGTCTGTGTAAATGCGGTGAGTGGGTAACGCAGATCAGGGGCGAGGACGCCACTGTGTGCGATGAGTGCCTGTGATGTCGGCATACTATTTGATTTATGGAAGGAAGGAAGAAATGAACCGCGCTGACATTGAAAAGATTTTGGACGAGGTGTTCGCCAAAGTATTTGGTGACAAATGGTAATACGATCTACATTCAACGGGCCTCTGCATATGCATAGGCCGAGGTCAGTACTTAGCCCGTCATTTAATCACCGGCTTGCGGTGGCTGTTGCAACATCTGATCGCAACCGCAAGATCAAACCCATCACCCTGGCTAAGACGCCATGGGATAAAAAGGAGAATAAAAAATGAAAAGTTTTGGAATTAACTGGGACTTCATAAAGAATTTGCTCGGCATAAAATCGGAGGACGTGCCTGTAATCGAGGTGACACCGGTCTCAACTATGACACGTAAGGAGCAGATCTTGCATTCGATGAACCACGCAGGATCGGGAACCTCGAGGCAGATAGCGAAACGCTTGGGTCTTTCGTTAAGTGTTACACGCACACATCTAACTGTGCTTCACCGAAAAGGTTTGATCCGAGACACTGGCGCCGATGTTGGTCACGGCATTCGTACTCAGAATGTTTGGGAGGTTGTTGACTGATGAAAGTTTTCACGGTGCTACTTATCTACTATCATGTTTACAACACAGACATGGTTAGTGAGATTTGGTTTGAGAACTATGCCCAGTGCGAGAAAGTTCTTAGGTCCGAAGCTTTGGAGATAATCTATAAGACTTCAAAGGAAGTTCACATTTCCTGTGAGAGATCCAATGTGATTAGCAGCACCCCACGTCCTCAACCACGACCAAAGGATTTAAACAATGGGTAATGAATCATTGAGCCAAGCACAGCGGGCGGAGTACACATTTCTTCGCCAACAGGTTGATCGGCTGCAAGAGGAGCAGTACCGATCGGACGCTCGTGCCTCAGTTAAAAATGAACTTCATGTTGCGACAAGGGAGTTAAAAGATTTCACAAGCAATTTGAGAATGCAAGGAAAGAACATATGAAACAAGAACTGACAATAAAGTATGAAGAGTATTACCGTAATCGTTGGTTGAAGCAAACAGAGGAGGACAGTAAGCGCAACCCGTTGATCAAAGGACCGTGGTTGACGGAGCTAACGCAGCTAAAGAAGCAGCATCGTGTTGCGATTGCCCCGCCTGAGAGCACGATCCGCCCTTCGATAAAGTTACCGAAGCAAGCGACGATAGTTAATAAATTAATGCGGAAGAACTACAGTTTATTGGAGATCAGGGATCTTTTGGATGAGAACCTCCAGTATCTTTTAGATTTAGAGAAGCGTTATGACCTTCCTCGGAGCGACGATGAGATCAATGATGGTTAATTTACAGATTGATTTGATTTCGGAGTTGTTAGTTCGCAAACAAAAACAACTTGACGAGATCGAATGGGACGATCCTAAAGACCCAAGGATCGAGGGCATGTTACGGCAGATCCGCAATTATGAATACCAACTTAACCAAGGAGAAGAATATGAGCCAAATTTTTGACTTAGATACGACGCGGCAGCAGCAGATAATTGTTGAATACTTGACGCCTACTGGTAGTGCGTTTGCAGTTAACCCACAAGGAGAGCAAGTGTTTCTGAATTCGAGGCTTGTGGTTGCAATGAAAGTGCAAGCAGGCGACATCTATAACGCATTCTTGTTGCCGAACTACCCTGACAAGAAGGATCAGATACCGTGGCGGGCGATGCGTGTTGAGCCGGAGCAGGTTGAACTTAATCTTGGGCATGTGAAGAGCAATTCATTGTTCAACCGCATCGAGGCGTACATGAAATCGAACGATAAATACGGCGCGTATGAGGCGTGTGAGATTGCGGAGGAACTGGAGGTGGATCAGGACAAAGTTACATCGGTGTTGAAGGAAAGCTTTGACCGGGTTGACGCCTATGTATTGCGGCCCACCGACAAGTAGTATACAAACATACTACAACAAAGGAGCAACCGATGCCTAAACCTATCAAGAAAGAAGATCGTAAGTTCTGTAACGTGGCCCTCTTACCGGAGGACCACGATAAGCTGAAGCAATTAGCGGAGGGGGAGCAACGCACGATGACGCGGCAGCTTTCGGTAATACTTAGAAAAGAGTATGAAAAAGTTTTCGAGTCGGCTACAGTTTAATCACTGCCTGATGACTACCCACTTATAGGGAACGGTGTGCTCCATACGTTCCCTATTTTTTTGTGGGCCACTCACCCTTCTTATAACCTCTGACCTCGGCTATACCTGCCGATCCTCTTGGAGCGAGGTTCGAGCAGAAAGCTCTGGCGACATCGAGGTCCAAGCCGGTCATCTTTACCAGTTCTTTTGCCGCGGTGTCTCGAGAAGCGTAGCTTGTGGCCCGCTCCTCCATTAGCTTGGTTACTTTTTTGGCGTCAAAGTCAGCCATTCTCTTGCTTGCTCCCCTAATACTTTTGCTCCGATATTTATCTTGTTGCGTAGGGCTTCGACTATCTTCTCGTCGAGGGTGCCTTCAGATATCAGATCGATGTATGTCACGTTGTTCTTTTGTCCGATCCGGTGAGCCCGATCCTCTGATTGAATTCGGGTCTCCAGGTTGAAGTCGTTGGCATAGTATACCACGAGGTTTGCCTCGGTTAAAGTCAAGCCGTATCCGGCTGTCGATGGGTTACCTACGAAGAAGCGGAGCGGGGAGCGAGGATCTTGAAACCTCTGCACGATCTCGTTGCGCTCGTCGTCGGAAGTATCGCCGTAATATGATGCGGCGCATCCTTCTCCGAACTTCTTGTTAAGCATCTTTGTGATCTCGATGATGTCATATCGGAAGCGCGACCAGATGATTGCTTTACCATCATGCTCTTCCATGATCTCGGTCAGTGCCTCCATGCGGCGGGAAGGGAAGTACTTCATCTCGCCATCGTCTGTCTTGAGGTGACCGGACATTACCTGTTGGATGCGTAGCATCTGGGTAATGACGGCGGGGGCTGATACCATTTCGCCATCATCAAACAGGAGCATGGCCTGTTGTTGTAGGAGCGAGTACATCTTTGCCTGTTCGTCTGTCAGTGTAACGTAACGAGCGGTGTAGATCTTCTCGGGCAGATCAAGGCAGTCCTTCTTGAGTACACGATAGGAGAACTGGGCTATCTTATCTGTCAACTCATCTATGTTTTTGTATCCAAGTATTTGCTGGAAAGAGTGGGCGCCCATGGTGCGGCGCTGCATAACAGCGTAGCGGCCTTGGAAAGTGTAGAAAGATTCATGACCCAGGAGCCCTGGTTTAAGGAACTCTGCCTGGGAATAGATATCCAGGGGGGACTTTGTAATTGGGGATCCAGTCAACAGCCTGCGGTACTTAAAGTTAGCTGCAATCTTCATGAGTGCTTTTGTCCGCTTGGCTTTGTGGTTCTTGATGGTTGTGCTTTCATCGATGGCGATCATGCCGTTAGGACCGAGGACCCTGGACATC